AACCGCGCCCAAATTTGCGACAACGTCGGTTTTATCAATCGCGTCACCGTCGATCACGTCAGCGGCGGCGGCTTTCATACCGTCCAGAATGGCGTCGAAACTATCGCGGCTTGAATAAACCCCAACAAGGTCACGAATTTTTAAACCAAGCGCGGCATTATCCGCGTCTTTTGCTTCATCCGAAAGCAATCCCCAGTCGTCGGCATCGCGCCCGCTGGTGATATGGCTAGACCGCGTTTTGTTTTGGGTTTGCATACCGTTCAAGCAAGCAAGCGTCCAAGCGATTTGATAGACCGAAACCGAACCCGCGCCAACTTCCGAATTTTGCAAGCCAATACCATTTGCCATAACGTCACCGACACCCGCCCCGTCGCCAGTATGGGAAAGGGATTTTAACCGCAGATAAAGCCGCTTATCGGTCACGGTTGCATTGACAACCTGAAACCGCGCATCGCTTGCCATCAATTGCGGCAAGGCATCATTAAGCAGATTGACGTGATCATAAGTTTTAAACTTGTCCGAAACAAAAGCCCGCAACGTGCCAATGCCGCCGTCGGACAAAGCCAACCCGTCATGCGCCCGCAACATACGAACCGACGGTTCTTTTTGCCAGATAGCATTTAACAGGCCGTCGAATTGATCAGAATAACCCGCTTGCAAACGGCGGGCGGTTCTAACGTCAATGCCCGCATGACTAGCAATCTGGCCGAAAGCAACGTCGTTAACGTCCAGAATGCGTGTCGGTTCACCGCCGCGCTGCTCAATAACGATCTGGGGTTTACCCTGATCATTTGTGATTTTCTGCAAATCATGCGTCGGGGCAATGTAATCTGATTTTCTCGCCGCATCGTCGCGAACTTTTTCCAGCAAACGTGTCAGGGTATTTTGGCTATTTTCGATAGTGTGTGTCATTTTTCTATTTCCCGTAGAAGTTAAAAAACCAGCAACATTTCTGCTGCTGGTGTCGGTTGTCTCATAAAAGCCCATACTAGTCAAGCTTGAATTTTTAAAAATTTCTATCGGCGTCGGCGTTTCACATATCGCGTTCGCTTTTGGGTATGCTTTTCCCAGTCTTTACCGTAAAGCAATCGGCCAATGATACTGAATATAAACATTAAGCTTTTTCCCCTTCTTTATCTTCACGACGGCGCAATTCCCAAACCATATGCTCGACATTAGACAACGCCCCGCATATTTCGGGCAGATCATTCTGATAGGCCAGATCATACAAAGCCACCAGATCAATATGGATTTTTCTTTTAACGTCAATCATCGTCCATTTCCTCCGGCTTGTAATAACAATAGAATTGACATTTCGGGCATTGCTCCGGCAGCGGCGCGATATGCTCTTCTGTGTGCTTGCAGTTTAAACACTCCATTAAAGTTTTAGTCATTGTCCATCTCCTGAAATGTTTTAGGCGTTCTGTCGTATTTAGGTTCTTCGCCAGAATAAATTTCAGTAAATACGCGCTTGTCTTTTAGTTCGTCATAGGTGGCCTTGGTCACCTCGAAATGACGACCAGCCCCATAGGCCATCTCGTAGTGATTCCAGTACATACCTTCGGGCAGCCCCTCAGAGTCATGCTCATCCTGTCCATACCAGTCCTTGGCAAGTTCTTCCATTAGCTGATCTGCATCGCCATCGGTGGCAAACAAAAAGCTTTGCTCGACCTCGAACTCACCATATTGCTCGTCAATGTTTCCGATATAATATTTCATTATCACGTTACCTCCTTCCAATTACGAATGCTGGGAGAGTCGTCCACCCAAATCATTCGGGTTTCTTGGTCATGCCGCAAACTTATCCATTCCGGACAACCGTCCGTAGCTAGATCAAACAACTCATGCGCCAGTTTATCTGCGGCCTCGACCGACTCAGCGCGAACCTCGATCTGTTTCCAGACCACCGCACTTATTTCCACAAGGTAGGTTTTCATCGTTTTAACTCCCGTATTAGTTAACGATGCGCTATCGTATGGGATTATCTAGGACATATCAAGTCAAAAACGACATCCCAGTTAAATTTCCCTTTTTGATAGTGTATCGGCTCGACGGATTGCAGCCCGTCCATTTTTAGATCGACGGCTGCACCGGCCGGATACAAAAACAATTCGGGTTCATCCGTCGGCTTATTCTGTTTTTTGATCAATATCCATGACGGGCTATGCTGGTGACGGGAAAGCCACGCCACCTGCGACGGTTGCAGGGTCACGCCGTTGCTGGTCAAAAATTTTAATTCTACAAGATGAAACGTGCCTTGTTCGTCGCACAAAAGAACATCAGGAATACCCGCACCGATAGAATTTTCAATTCTCGTCAGAAGAAATTTCCGCGTCGATCGTTGCGTCGCTTCTTTCATTTGCTTGTAAAAGCCTGCCTCGCGTTTTACCGCGATTGCCGGTGTTCTCTTTTTCTTCAGGGGTGATGTTGATGGTGACTGGGGCATAACTTTGTTTTATTTCCTCTAACGCTTTCAGAACGTCGTCTTTGCTCATACTGTCGATGCTGCCATGACGGATTTCTGATTTGTTGACGTAAATGTCGCCCTGCGCTTGACCGCGACGATACTCAGCCTGCACGGCTGCGCTATACGCGCCGTTCTGCAAAGCTATATCACGGATGGTCTGAAGGTCACGCAAATGGCGTTGGTAGGTTACCCCATACTTTTCATCTAATTCCCGCCGATAGGATTGGATCGCCGCCACGACGTGCGGGGAAATATGCTGGTTAGTAAGCTCATAAGCCCGTGTGTGCGCGGACGATGCCGAATAACCCGCATTGATGGCGGCTTCCCGCAAAGTTATCTGACCGTCTTTACTTACAAGCTCTTTTACAAAGAGTTCTTGTTTGCGTGTCAGGGGCTGCTCAACGGTTGCTGGTGGCCTGCCCCGCGTTTCACGGGGCTTTCCTGTCACTTTACTTGCTGCTTTACTTGCCATAAGGATTTCACCGTTAAAAAGGTCAACTCCCATAGTTTATACAGGATATACCTATATAGGGTCAAAAATATTTTTTATAAAAAACGCGCTCAAATCACACTAAGGCCGATTTGGCATTTAACTAAAAGGTTACACCTTGTATTTCATAGTGTAACCGAGAAGTGTAACCTTTTTTTCTTTGTTTAATAGTAAGTTACAACCAAAGTTACACGGTTACACCGGTTACACCTATTTTAAACAAAAAATATTTTTTTTAAATTTCTCCCTATATAAGGTGATACCCGAAATAACGCTTTGAAGAAGAGTAACCGTTCTGTGGTTTTGGCACAAAAAAGGGGCAGCCCGAAAGCTGCCCCGTGAGCCGCGGTCACTCAACCTTTTGAGCTAACCCTTTGAAGGTAAACTCTTTTCCAACATTTTCAAACCACCCCTTCTTCAGGACGACTTGAAATTCTTGGCTACTACCGAACATTTTTCGGTGGTAGTTCAAGGCTGCTTGAGCACGGACGTAACCCAGATCGAACGTGTTGTCGGTTCCGACATCTAGTCGGCTGCCGTTACATTCCTCGATCAGGATCGAGGCAAAGCTGACGCAATCGCCCCAGTCTTTGGTTTTGTGTAACCGACTTTGAACCGCCCAAACGGACGCGTGGTTAGTTGTATCTGGCATAGATACCTCCCATAGTGATTAACAGTTTCAAAAAGCGCACCCCGCCCATCGGGGTGAGACAATCATTCCTGATTGTTCTTATACTATAGCATACAATCCCATACTTGTCAAGCGGAAATTTTTAAAATTTCTACCGCTCTTTCCAAGCGTCCCAAAATAAAAAGGCCAGCAGGGCGAACCCGCTGACCAGATAGGTGGTTATGAAGATGTCTTCAGAGGACATCGCTAAAGCCTTTTGTTTTCGGCTCGACGATCTCCATTGCCCATTCCGCAGTCTGCTTGACGAAACATTCGTTTGGCAGCTTTTGTGCGGCTTTGTGGATCGAACGGACGGCGGACTCTAGCTGGGCTAGTTTGATTGACGTGCCGTGTTCGATTACGGCTTCTACGTTATCAAGAGACATTTTTTTCCGCCTCCCCGTATTCAATGCACTCGAAACAAGCGGTCGGTTCATCGAACATTTCGGTCAGGGCTTCGCACTCTTCGCAGCCTTCGACAGGTTTAAAATCTGGGGACATATCGCATTCCTTTCCTTTGCAGATTTTTAACAGCTATATATTCGCGGTACTTGGCGTCTATTTCTTCCTGCTCAACTTGGTCGAAACACATATCGCCAAACTCGCGCATCAGTCTGCGGACTTCTTCGTCCACATATAAAAGTCTATTATCAGTCTTCATTGTTGTCACCATCTAACCACTTTGCGCGGTGCCAACCATCTCCGCCGGTCATAAAGAACTCTTTTTGCATACGTTCTTTGATCTCGATCATGCGGCGCGGGATACTAGCGTCAAACAATTCGTACCCTTCGCAGTAATCACAATCAAATTCACGGAGAATGTTGACTGCATCCAGCAAAACTGCCAACTGTTTTTCTGACAGCGCAGTTTGCAAAGCATAAACATTTTTTACGCGCTCAACTTCTTTGGTTTCGCGCTCCAATTCCCACGGTTCTTTTTTAGCCATTATTGATCTCCCACACGTTTTCAAGCGTCCAGTCTTGGCCGCCTTTGCATTCCCAGCCCTCGATGTCAATATCGCCAGCTAGCTCCCACGCCTCGTCTTCGCTATTTGCCTCGACGATTAGCTCGTAACCCACATCCATTGTGGCGGTTATTTTAAACTTCGCCATGAATTGCTTCCTCCCACGTCCGCAGACCATGTGCATGGTCTTCCAGAAAATACGCAATTTCTTCTGCGTTGCTGTCGTCCAAGGTTCCATCCCTGAAACACTTAGCCCAATGCTCAAGGCTGTCGATAAGGCTCCGTGAGCCGTGAGCCGCGGTCTTTGTTGCTTTCCCTACGATATACGCAGCGCGGAGCTCGTTCTCGATTACCTTAAAGTCATCCAGATACATGGTGACGGCGGGGTTAGCGTCCTGATGCGTGATCAGGTCGTCGTAGTCAACACCAGCGCATTTAGCGATATATCTGGTGCGTTCGTTAGCGTCGAATAAATCTTTTTTATACGGCGCAAAGTCAAAAGCGGTGACATCTTCATATTCGACGCACTCCCGAAGATAGGCGCGGAGCTCGTCATATGCGTCTATTTCGCTGTCTGCTTCAAACACATCAGAAAAACTTACTTTATATTTCATAGCAATCTCCCGTAGCTATATGTATACGATTTATCCCATATACTATATAAATAAAAAGCTGTCAATGCTTAGTTTCTTCATCATGCTCATATGATGCGGCAATAAAGGATGCTTGCCCCATTGCGCTTGACAGCATACCCATAGCGGTTGTGTTGTCTGGGCTGGACACGATCAGTCTGAACAGCAACGCGGTCAGCGCACCGCCCATCGCGGCTCCGGCTTGGATGTCGCTATTCTCGAAATCGTCTAGCAGTTCGTTCATCATGTCGCTTGCTAGCTCGAAATCTTTTTCCAGATCGGTGCTCATCCGCGTTGTATCCTTTTCCACGCCGCTTGGATTTCGGCTGATTTGTCCACCGCTTCGCGGCTATGTTGGCCTTCGGCCGCGATCCGTGATGCGTGGAGCGCGACGGCTGTATTTACGAGCGCGACGGCTGTTTGCCAGTCCATGCCCCGCGCCTTATCGGAAATTATATCTGATTTATTCATCGTTGTCATTTCTCCCGTAGTACATAAGATATCTCCCATATAATATAAATGACAACATATTGTCAACAGGAAAAAGAAAACCCCCAGAGCGGCATCACTCTGGGGGCTACACTACGGGAATGTAAAGCTTGGGGGCTCTACGAGGATGAATATATACGAATGTATGGGAATTGCAACATATAAATGGGCATAAAAGATGTTTTTTTTCAAATAATTCTATGTAAAGTGGTTCTATGTATAGAGCAATCAACTCAGGGAAGATCGGCGAGCTCATCTGCATGGTTCGCCTGATGAAGCTGGAAGTCCCGTGCGAGATAGTGCACATCGAAACCACCGACATCGTGGCGCAATTACCGGAAGGTTTGATCCGCATCCAAGTGAAATCCAGCCAGTTTAAAAGAAACAACAGTGGGGTCGGCTATCAGTTTTCGTTGGCTTACGGCGGACGGAAAAAGCCGCTTACGAAAGAGCATTGCGACGTGGTTGCTTTTGTCGCGTTAGAGCGAGAGCGCGTTTTGTTTAAACCGGTAGAATGTTTAAAGGGGCAGATAACCAAGCGGTTTCTGCCCCATAAGTTTGATAGAGATGATCTTGAGTCTAGGTCTTGGAACCATTGCATAGATCACTTGTTTTTATGAAAACAAACCTACATTAAAATGAACCACTTTTTCTATATCTTTGGGATCACCCCTGTCTTTGCGGCCGCCGGTTGAAACAACGCCTCTAGCGGTGCTCATGTTAAGCATCCCACAAGTGTCAGACCAACGCACAAAAAGCACCGTGGGTATCTTGACAAGATGATAAATGCTCACGGCTATATTAACTTTTCTTTCAGAAATCATGTAAGTTTTATATTTTTGTTTCGGGCTGTTTCGGCATTTTATCTCTATGAAACAACTTAATGCGTCTTTAGAGCAGACGGCATAGTCAAAACAGGAAAGCTTCGGCAGCTTGTACAAAGTACAGTCAGGATTTCTTTTTTGTATGTATTCTGCACAAGCTCTTTCGTTTTCTATGTCCGCCGAACTTTCATAAACGGGTCGCATCATAAACGCCCGTCATAGATAGCTGCTTCCAGTTCCTCGTCGCTCATACTATCAAAATCAAGCTCCGTGAACCGCGGTTTGTATTTTGGTTTCCGCGGCCGCACTGGTTTAGCTCTAGGGGCGGCCGCTTTTGGAGCGACAATCGTATTATTTTTTTCTTGTAGATATTCGAGGGTGGCGTATTTATGTCCGCAAGTAAGGCATTTACGGTTGCGACGAATGGTATTCCCGTGCGGCCTGCTATTGTAGACTTTACTTTTCCCCTGACACTTCGGGCAAATCACATTGCTCTCCCTGACAACACTCGTTGATGTAAAGGCGGCACACGGCGCATTGCACATGGCCGTGTACCTCAACAGGTTTTAAACTTGTTTGGCAGCGCGGGCATTGGTTGTTGTTTAACAGTTCCTGCATTTTACCGGCGTATCCGAAAGGTTGATTAGAGATCGAGGGCTGATACTGTAATTCCCTATTCTTCGGTCTCTTCATCTTCAATCTCCCCTGACCCGCCGCAAAGTTCGCATTCCATTAAACGATCTTCAAGCCACCCGCCCCGCCAGTCCATTGGTGCGGGGACGGCGACTTCATATTCACATTGTCCCCAACCCCCGCACTCTGGGCAAGTCTTCATTTTACAATTTTGAGGGTTTGTTTAGCGCGTTGCTTATTATAATGTTTGTTATAATGCGCTTTGACCCGATCAGGGTTGCTTTTTGCCCAGTTGCGCTTAGAGCATGACTTAGAACAGAACAAACGTTGAAGACCCGTGAGCCGCGTACCGCATTGCTTGCAGTTTACACGGCCGTTTTTGCGCTTTGCTTTTGGCTCTTTTGCCCATTCAGGGGTAAACTCGAAGGACATTCCACCGTCAGGGGTGAAGTGAACGTCTTCAGGCAGTTTTTGTTCCTGCTCATCCAATTCAGCTTCAACCAGAAGGCCGTAGGCCGCGAGCCGCTTCATAGAAGGCGTGGCTTTCATACCATGCTCGTCGATATCGTTAAGAACGTCCCCGATTGTAGAGACAATTAGTTTTGTGTAATCCATTTTAGGCTCCCGTATAAGAGTTAACATTATTTATCCCATACCATAGGGTAAAAAATATATCAACCGAAAAAAGTTTTAACTTTATTCCGCTTATTTAGGTTTTTCTTATGGCGGCCTTTTCGCCGAATACGCTTTTTAAAAGCGAGTACGACGGTTTGTTTAGCCATTCTGTTTATAAACTTCCCACATTATCCGAAGCTGCCCACTGATTGTGCGCCCTTCCGATTTTGCGAGACTTTTAATCTGCTCATATACCTCGATCGGTACTAAAACAGATTTCCATTTTGTTATGTCCATAAGAAAACCCCTACATATGGTGCTGATATAAGCGAATATATAGGAGCACTGGGGATAAAACAAGCAAAAAAAGCCCCGTACCGTAAGCACAGGGCGAGTTTAGGGAGGAAACCATTACTTCTGTAGTTTATACAACACTAAAAGTAATAAAGCTATCTGAATAGCATCAATCCAAGGTACGCCGAAACCATTGCTCATGTTACTTTGCCTCGCCCCAACTAGGCCCGATTTCAATATCGCACTTGCTAGGGATTTCTAATGGTACAGCATTTTCCATTATGTTGGCAACCTCTGCGGCATCTTCACGATTTTTCACAGAAATTGCGATTTCGTCGTGGATTTGAATGAGGGGTACGCGCCCAGTTTCATAAATATTCACCATTGCCTGCTTTGTCATGTCCGCAGCCGACGCTTGGATGAGCCGGTTCAAAGCTTTGTAGGTGTATGCCCGCTTCAGTCTGGTGGTCTCGCCGTACTCTTGCACCGCTTCGCGGTAAGGCAACGCCTTGTTCATGGCGAATGTATCGGGCTCCCAAAGGTCAAACCGGCACTTACGCCCCAATATAGACCGGACAGAGCCGCCGCTGGCGCGGTCGTTGAGCCGTTTTTGTACGCCGTTCATCAATCCTTTAACAAACGGGACGCGCTCGTGATACTGCTTAACTAGGTCTTTTGCTTCGTCTACTTCGATGGCTAGCTGATCGGATAGCTTGTTCACGCCCATCCCGTACATCATACCAAGGTTAATCGTCTTCGCCTGTTTGCGCGGGATGTCCGCCATTTCTGCCACCATCGTATGAAAATCCATATTAGGATCATGTCTATAAGCATTTACAAACTCCTCCACGCCACGCATTTCTATACCGCGTGATTTGTTATAAAGATGTGCATAGTGAACCAAGATGCGCGGTTCTTGCTGCGAGAAATCAATCGCAGCCCACTGCTCGCCTTCTTCTGGTAGAAATAAGCTACGGATCATCGGCCCTAGTTCAGGGTCGCGGGCGGGGATTTGCTGTAGATTTGGGTTTGACATTGATATGCGTCCCGAAACCGTACCGCCGTCGTCCGATCTAATCTGGTTGATGTGCCCGTGAATGCGTCCGTCTGACCGGCAATGCTTCATAATGGTGTTAATAAACGTGCCGCTGGTCTTGTTTAGGTTACGCGCCTGCACGATTAGCTGGGCTAGCTCGTGCGGGTGGTCGGACAAAAACGATTTAGTAAAGGACGGTGCGCCCTTTTCTGTTTTTGGGTACGGGATGCTCAGACTGTCGAAAGCTTTAGCGATTGACGCCGCCGCCCATAGCTCCACGTCCCTGCCCGCAACTTGCTTTATTTGTTTTACGATATCTTTTTCTTTTTTGACTAAGGCGTTCCTTGTGCGCTCTACGCGGTCTTGGTCAACGCGAACACCGCGCCAAGTCATGTCGATCAGGCACGGTAAAAGCTTTAGCTCTAGTTCAGCGATGTGCCACAAGTCTTCCTTGGTTAATTGTGTGGACAAATAATTCCATAATTCCAAAGTTATTTCTGCGTCGTTTTGTGCGTAAGGGCCGACATACATTGCAGGCATCTTCCACATATCGGCTTTAGGGTCTAGCCCAAACTCTCTGGCCGCTTCTTGCAGCGTTTTCTCTGTTTTAATTTTACCTAAAAGCTCGTAACAGAGTGAGTTCAGGCTGTAGCTAAATCTGTTTTCGTCTAGCAGCGCAGCTACCAGCATTGTGTCGATGATCTTTCCGTTTAGCTCAAAGCCCATCCGGCGTATCCAGCCAGCGTCATACTGTGCGTTGTGCATGATCTTATCAGCGGGGCACTCAAACACTTTTTTAAGCCACTTATTTACGATCCGCTCGTCTAGGTTACCGCCGCCAAGATGCCGGATAGGTATGTACCCAGCCCAGTCTGCAACAGCTACTGCGTAGCCTACAACCTCGCCATCACCGGTCGGCCATCCGGGCCCGTTGGTCTTGATGTTGGGGTCGCGAGTCTCAACGTCGATAGCGATTTGCTTTGCGCTGAAGATGTCAGGTAATTCTGCGGGTGGAACCCATTCACTCTTGGGACCGAACATTGTCATTTGCAAACTCATTAAAAAAGTTCCGTATCAGAAATAAGGGCTTCGCCGCCCAGCGCGGCATAGCCACAGATATCAACCCACGAGTCCTCGTGGTCTGTTTTCATAAGCCGTGCAGCCTTTACCATAATCATGCAGAGCACAAACTGCTGCTCCGTTACCTCTGTCCCTAAAATTACAGACCACAACTTGGCTATGTCCTGAAAGTTTTTATGGGCATCGCCGTAATCTTTTGCGCGATCGCCGTTAATTAAATCTCCGGCGGTGTCTAAAATTTCTTCTCTGTTCATTGTATACTGTCCCCTTCAGGTGGGTTGATTTTATTACATTTAGGACAAGCCTCGACGTTTGCGGCGGTGTATCCAGCCCAAGTCTTTTCATGCCAGTCGTCAGGTGTTCTATACCAAGTGTTCCATTTGTTGCCACATTGCACACACTCATAATTCACATTTATCATGTAATCTTGTATCTGAACGACGCTCATATTTGGTAAGCCTTTGTTGCGTCTTCTGGTTCAACTAAAAAGAGGTTCTGTTTAGTTCTGGTAAGCCCGACATAGAATACTCTGTGTATGTCGTCGGGGGCGAGTTCAGCCGCTTTTGCCGCAGCCGGTGATAGTCCGGTAAATAAGACCACGTTGTCTGCTTCTCCGCCTTTAGAGCCGTGGATCGTGGACAGTTGTATACGGGGTTCGGCGTTAAATTTCTCACCCCGCCGGAGTAAAGCCGTGATGTACGCGCGGTCGGCACTGGGTAGCCTATCCATTGCTGTATGCCAGACGCAATCACGGATGTTTTCTTCGAGGTGCGGGCTGCCTATAATGTGCACCAGTTCGAGAAGGCCGTGATCCGCGATCAGTTCATCGAGTGTAACCAACTCATCATTATCTAAAGCGGGTAATTTTTTAAATCCGCGCTTGACTCTGTCTCCAACTGACATATAACTATACACGGCTCGTGCAGTCTCCCCCGTAACTTGTTTACCCTTTCTTAACTGTTCCCATCCGTTGACAGCAACACTAATGCTTTCAGGCACGGATCGCTTACCTCGGTAGCTAAATAAGTGGCCGCGGCCGCGTAAGTCAGCTTGAACGTCAGAGAGGAAGTATGCGGCTTGGGCTAGCACGAGCCACGATCCCTGCGAAAAGTTAATAGCCGACACGTCTGTCACGCGCTCTACCGCGCCGTGGTCTTTGCGCGGCAAATAGTTTTTAGGGACGCGCCTTTTAATCCTGCGAGCTACACGTTCGGCTAGTGGGTGCACAGAAGCGGGAACGCGGAAGGACTGCTCTAGTACCTCGTAACCACCGTTAAGGCCGATAAAGTGCTCCACGTCTGCGCCTGCCCAGCGGTAAATGGCTTGGTCGTCATCGCCAGCGCAGTATATCTTTTCGGAATGCTGCTCTAAAACGTGCGCTACATCCCATTGTAGGGGCGACAAGTCTTGCGCTTCGTCGATAAATGTGACCGCGAGCCGTGGGCAGAATGCCGCGCCCTCTCTTACAAACACCTCCAGCATATCCGTAAAGTCGTAGAGCTCGAACCGGTTTTTATATTCAACAAGGCTGTCGGCTATGTACTTGACCTTGTTCCAAGGCTCGGTGATTTCGCTTTGGTTATACTGCTCGCGTAGGCCGACTTTGCGTAAGCGGGCTAAGTTGATCAGGCTAATTACGGGATTACTATTTTTACTTAGGTCAAAAACATCTTCGCCGCTTATCTGCGAGCCGTCTACGTTTAGGTCAAAGCCGAGGGCCGCGCCCAGTTCTTTGTAGTGTTCGGACTGCATAACCTGTTCTTGCCGTATACCGGATAATCGGAGGGCAAAGCTATGTAGGGTACGGAACCACGGAAGCTGTGATTTATCGAAACCAAACCGCTTACTTGCCCTCTCAACGGCTTCATTTGCAGCCTGCTTGGTAAAAGCAAAATACCCGATCAGGGACGGGTCTACGCCCGCCGAAAGGGCTTCGTCTACCCTGTTAAGCAGGGCGGTAGTCTTACCCGTTCCGGGTGGGCCGTAGATGCGGAAGATTTTAGTTTCCATGTTCTTCGTCCACAATGTCTTCAATTTTTTCCATAAACTTTATGAAGACGGGGGTTTCGTCTCCTACCCACGCGCCGACTACGTTGTAGAACATGAACTCGACAGCGTCGTCAAACTCCATTCGATCTCGCTCGCACAAGATAGCAACGCATTTATCAAAGTCATACGCAATAACGTCTGGTTGACTTGCGCGGCTGCACACGCCCACAAAGGCTTGATTAAATCCATCAGCTTTTAACATTAGAAGGGTGACTCCTGTTGTCCGTTAAAGTCAGGGGTTTTTAATTCCACGTCCATCCTTTCATATGAAGGGATAGACCAAACCCGTACAGGGCGGCCTTTGATTTTTAATACACGACTTTCCCCGCCCATATCACGGAGACGTTGAGCTATTTTATAAGGCTTATACTCAAAAAACTTGTTACGTTTTAAGTACGCCTCAAAGTCTTTCATTCGGAAGAACGTGGTGTTTGTTTCTTCATCCGTCCACGGACGCTTCAACAATATCTCTTCCCTATCTTTTGCCGCCTGCATATGAGCACAAAACTCTTCTAGATAGTCATAGAACTGCCCGCTAGTGCTGGCGTCTTCAGCAACGTCGATGATGGCACTTTCATTTGCTTTCATCTCGTTCATTAAACCGCCTATGCGCGTCTCCCACGCCTGTTTACTGAGTGTGCGGGGCATTGTGTTCAACTGCTCCATACAGGCTTTCTGGAAGGCTGGTTGGCTCATTAAACCGTCAGTGTCTAACTCCAGCGGCTCGCCGTTTACGTCAACAAACCAGACAGGCGGATTTGAATTGTACTTACGCAAGTTGGCAACGGTCGCGCCCTGTACCATAGAGCCGATACCGTGCTTTTTTGTTTGGCACAGTTCTTTATTGCAGTGCGCGTTGATGGGCGCATCGCTGCACCGGTACGCATAGTCTTTTTTCTGTAGCTGCTTTGCCACAACGTTGACCTCGCTCAGAGGCAGCGGCGGCTCAAGGTACTGCAAGTTGTATGTCAGGATTTCTGACTCCCAGCTATCGGGGTATGCTTTGCGTAAATACACGCCTATATTAAACAGGCCGTTGTTTCTCCCGCCCTCGCTGATTTTGTTTTTAATTAAAAACTGTAAACAAGGCGGACCGTCACGCATGGTGGCGGTCTCCACCTCTTCCCCGATTTGTAATTTAGTGATCTGCTCCGGAGTCTGCTTGTGCGTTTCGTATAGCTCAAAAAACTCTTCTAGCTCTGCGCTGCTGCCGTCATCTTTAATGGCATAGCGCAAGCCCTCTTCTGCGTTGTAGTAAGGCAGGTTTAGGAAATTGCCTACGTCATCACGCTCTAAATGGAGCTTAATCTGTTTTGGAAATATCTCACTACCGCCGTAGCCGAGCGCCGCAGAAATTTGCTTTAACGCGTCCTGCATATCTTTTGCATCTACCCAGTCGGTAGTGAACAAGAAGCAATGCGCCCCACCAGACTTTGACCGGCAGACCACCAACGGCAGTTTCAGCTTCCTGATTTTTTCAACCAGAAGCTTGTGGTCAAGCGGATATTGATCAACGTCAATACAGCCCCAGACGCACTGATTGTTTTCGTTAATCGGTATAATGCCGATAGCGCGTCCTGTGCCAGCGATATGCCCTTCCCACAGTTCCGTGGTCCGCGGTTCGCGCACAATGGCTGCCCGTCCGGTGTTCTTACCGTTCGCTTGTGTTTTTTCAATTTTATATGTGCCATAGGCCAACTGTAGGCCGTTAAATATGGCGGAAAACTTTTCTACAGACATGATGCCCCCAAAAGCAAGAAGGGTGACGTTATAACGTTATAACGCCACCCCCAGTATTTAGAACGGTACGTCGTCAGAGAAGCTTTCTCCGCCCGCGTTTTCGTCCTGATGCTTAACTACAACCTCACCGTCGCTGATGCTCTTCGCAAAATCTTTTGCGCGGTTATAGATGTTGACATCTTCCACCGGACCGACGCGGCTCATTTCCCAGCCGTGCCAGCTACCTTTGCTGTTTTCTTCAAGGGTCGTCTTCAAGTTGTAAACGTGGCTAAAACGTGGCGGAGTAAACGGCCCGTTCTTGCCTTGCAGGGTTAATGAAGAGATCATGCTGTTCCACTTGCGTGACTTCTTCAACTGAGTTGATTTCATCGCAACCAGAGCCGTTTCGATAGAGCCGTCATCGTGCAGTACAATTACGTAATGCTGATGTGTTTCTTCGATGTACTGCCCAGAGCCGTCCTGAACATATTCGCGGTTGTCGGAGGGGTCACGCTTGGTTTCAGGGCGCTTTTCCCCC